ATCACACTCAAAGCATCCAGAGTATTCCAAGGGCGCATCATAGGCTCTAGGGAATTAGAAGCTTTGATTGCTCGTGATGAATATGTTTCCAGAGCTAATTTATTAGAAGCCGATGGTAGTACCTCGGACAGAACTATATTTGACAACTATGACACCTCAGTTAGAGTTGGCATCAATCGTAACTACGACATCTCTTAATGGCATTAATTAATACCAGTGTTCCTAACCTTATACAAGGTGTATCACAACAGCCAGACGCAACACGATTTGCAGGGCAATGTGAGGAGCAGGAGAACGCTTTGAGTAGTGTTGCTAGTGGACTAATGAAACGTCCAAATACTAGACACATCGCTCGGTTACTTACAAGTGCTATTGGTTCTGACAGCTTCGTGCATTTTATTAATAGAAGTGAAAGCGAAAAATACGTAGTTATTTCCTACAAAGAATATGACTCTAGCAATGTTCACACAGGATGTAAGATAAGAGCGTTTAATTTATCAAGCGGAACAGAGGCATCAATTAACTCTACTACTGGAGGATATGCTTTAACGAGTTCACAGTTTGAATATCTACATACAACTAGCCCAAGGAATAACTTAAAAGCTCTTAGCATCGGTGACACTACTTTACTACTAAACACAACAAAGGCTGTAAGTCCTAAAACAGCTAAGACTGCTGAGTTTGACAAAGAGGCTTTAATTTTTATAACTCAAGGGGATTACAAAAAAAATTATACTGTCGATGTAGGAGTTACAGATGACTCATCGATTGTTCCCTCTGGCGTTACTGCTCCTTCTATAACTTTAACTGCTGAGCGTTATTTGTATTCTTCACAAAGTCACGGTAGTGATTATTATAATATTACCGTCAGAACATATAGATGGAGAATAGCTTCTGCAACATTAGATAATGGTGGAGGTGGAAGCGGTATTACAAATAGTTCACCTACCTTCACTCTTACGTCTAGTGCGTCTATCTATACACAGCCAGATATTAGACTCACCGTAAGTAATGGTTCTGTTACTAATGTTAATCTAGTTAGTGGGGGAGACCTACAAGGAGTAGGTAGTAATAACTCTACTTATCAAAGCGGCATAAATCAACCGACCATATCGTACAGCATAGCTGGTGTAACTACAGGAACTGTCGCAACACTAACAGCTACCGAAGAAAGCGGTGAAGCAACAACAGGTACGACCAATAACCCCACATACGCTAATTCAGACTTAATAGCAGGTGATTTAAATAGTGCAATGGATTCGGCAACTGGCTTCAATACTTATTTTGATAGAAGTCGCCCTAATGATGGTAACACTATTTTTCTTAGCTTAAACAGCACTTATAAAGATAATAAAGACTTTACGATTTCTACTAAAGACTCTTTAGCCAATACTGGTATGAAAGCTGTTTACAAGGAAGTAGATGCAATCTCATCCCTACCAGTAGAAAATAAGGATGGGTTCAAAGTAAAGGTAAAGGGAGACCCAGAACTATCTTCAGATGATTACTACGTCCAATTTCAAACAGCTCAAGGTCAATCCTTTGGTAGCGGTTCGTATGTGGAGACTGTAGGAAACAACATTATAAAAGGTTATGAAGCGTCCACTATGCCTCATCAGCTTATTAACGATGGAGTAAATAGTTTCACGCTTCAACAAGCAAACTACGCAGACCGTGTAGCAGGAGACGATAACTCC